AGGACAATACAAACCATTCGTTGGTACATCACTATATTGGAAAATAGGTAAAAAATAAATGGCTAAAGCTTCTTTAAAGGATATAATTAAACTTGAGTATCAGAAATGTGCGAAAGACCCAATACACTTCATGAAGAAGTATTGTATGATTCAACATCCTGTCCGAGGCAAGATACCATTTCACTTATTTCCCTTTCAAGAAAAAACTTTAGATGGATTTAATGAAAACAGATATAATGTTATTCTAAAATCAAGACAGACAGGTATTTCAACATTAACTGCAGGATTTGCATTATGGAAAATGTTGTTCAATCAAGATTTTAATGTATTAGTTATTGCAACTAAACAAGAAGTTGCCAAGAACCTTGTAACAAAGGTTCGAGTAATGAATGATTTTTTACCTGCATGGTTAAAACAAACAACAGTAGAGGATAATAAACTATCTCTACGATACTCCAATGGTTCTCAAATCAAGGCAACATCTTCTAGTGGTGATGCTGGACGTTCTGAAGCATTATCCTTATTAGTATTTGATGAGGCAGCGTTCATTGATAACATTGAAGATATTTGGATATCGGCACAATCAACATTATCGACTGGTGGTAATGCAATTATCCTTTCAACACCCAATGGTGTAGGTAATTTCTTTCACAAAACTTGGGTAGAGGCAGAAGAAGATGTAAATGGATTCAATCCAATAAGATTACATTGGAGTGTACATCCAGAAAGAAATCAAGAATGGAGAGATAAACAAGAAGTATTACTAGGACCAAAGGGAGCAGCACAAGAATGTGATTGTGATTTTGTTTCTTCTGGTGATACAGTTATTGACCCACAACTTTTACAATTCTATAAAGAATCATTCTGTCAAGAACCATTAGAAAAGACAGGATTCGATAGTAACCTTTGGAAGTGGGAATATCCAAACTATAATAAAGGTTATATGGTTGTTGCCGATGTTGCGAGAGGAGATTCAACTGATTATTCAGCATGTCATGTAATTGATATTCAAGAAGCATCTCAAGTTGCAGAATATAAAGGTAAATTAGATACAAAAGATTTCGGAAACTTTTTAGTTTCATTAGCAACTGAATATAACAATGCATTACTTGTAGTTGAAAATGCAAACATTGGTTGGGCAGTAATCCAACAGATTATTGATAGAGGATATCAAAACTTATTCTATATGAGTAAGGATTTAAAATATGTAGATGTAGAAAATCAAATGACAAATAAATATCGTGCAGAAGAAAGAGGTATGGTTGCTGGATTTAGTACTACATCTAAAACAAGACCACTTATTATTTCTAAATTAGATGATTATTTCAGAGATAAATCTGTAACAGTTCGTTCAACTAGATTAGTTGATGAGTTGTTTACTTTTATATGGAATGGAAATCGTGCAGAAGCTATGAGAGGATACAATGATGATTTAGTTATGAGTTTTTCAATTGGATTATGGGTTAGAGATACCGCACTTCGATTAAGACAAGAAGGAATTGATTTAACTAAAAAGGCGTTAGGGGGTATTTCAACTGCAACACATGGTGCAGTATATGGTGGTAATTCTTTACCGAATGATATGGAAACAAACCCGTGGAAACAAAAAATTGGAGATTCTGATGAGGATTTGACATGGTTAATTGGTTAATATATAAAAACATTATATTTATAAGGTAAGGGAGTATAAAATTATGGAAGATATAACAAAAGCACTTTATTCTAATTTCGTAAACACAATAAGAGAAACAGCAGATGAAATCGAAGAGTATGATTGTCAAAATGAACAAGATTACAAAGAGATTATTGAGTTCTTAAAAGCATACAAACCAGAAGTTAACGAGGCCGAGTATCAAGGTAGAAAGGTTAAGTTAGGAAAACCAATGCAAGGTGATGTAAAGAAATTTAAAGTTTATGTAAAAAATCCACAAGGTAATGTTGTGAAAGTAAACTTTGGACATGGTGGAACATCAGCAAAAGGTAAAACTATGAAAATTAGAAAATCTAATCCTGATGCCAGAAAATCATTCAGAGCAAGACACAATTGTGACAATCCTGGTCCAAGACACAAAGCAAGATACTGGTCTTGTAGAAAGTGGTAAAAACAAAATAAAAGGTTATAATTTAAATTAAGATAAAATGGCAGATACTTCATTTTTTGGTAGGTTAACGAGACTGTTTTCAACACAGGCAATCGTTCGTGTCGATAAAGACGGTAGAAGAAAGGTAGTTGATACTGATGAAAGACAACGTACCAATCTATCATCTCTAAGAGATAGATATACCAAATTACAAAAAACACAATACGAAATGGCAGGTGGGGCTCAATCAATGGCCTACCAACAAGTTCGAAGAGAAATATTTAGAGATTACGATGCAATGGATAATGACCCAATCATCGCATCTGCATTAGATATCTTCGCAGATGAATCTACTCTTAAGAATGAATTTGGAAATATACTTACAATTCGTTCATCAAATGAAGATGTACAAGAAATTCTAAACAACTTATTCTATGATATCATGAACATTGAGTTCAACTTATGGCCATGGGTAAGAAATATGTGTAAGTATGGAGATTTCTTCTTAGGTTTAGAAATGGCAGAAGGAAAAGGTATTGTAAACGTAACTCCTTATTCAGTTTATAATACAGAAAGATTAGAAAGAACAGACCCAGAAAACCCAAACTATGTAAAGTTTCATATAGAAGATGATATTAATGGTAAGGTTGATTATGAAAATTGGGAAATAGCACATTTTAGATTATTGGCAGATACAAACTGGTTACCTTATGGTAAAGCAATGATTGAAAATGCTAGAAGATTATGGAAACAATTATCTTTGATGGAAGATGCTATGTTGATTCACAGAATCATGAGAGCACCTGAGAAGAGAGTTTTCAAAATTGATATTGGTAACATTCCACCAAACGAGGTTGATAACTACATGCAAAGAATTATCAACAAAATGAAAAAAGTTCCTTTCTTAGATAGAAACACAGGTGAGTACAACTTAAAGTACAACATGCAAAACCTAACAGAAGATTTCTATCTACCAGTAAGAGGTGGAGATAGTGGAACTTCTATCGATAACTTAAGTGGATTAGAATATTCTTCAACAGATGATATTGATTATTTAAAAGCAAAAATGTTTGCTGCACTTAAAATACCAAAAGCGTATTTAGGATATGAAGAACAAATAAATGGTAAAGCAACTCTTGCTGCTGAAGATGTAAGATTTGCAAGAACTATTGAAAGAATACAAAGAATTATTGTATCTGAATTAAGTAAGATTGCAATCGTTCACTTGTACTCACAAGGTATTGAAGATGCGGAAATGACAAACTTTGAATTGGCATTAGTAAATCCATCTACAATTTACGAACAAGAAAAAGTAAACTTGTGGAGTGAGAAGATTAGATTAGCTCAAGATATTCAAGGATTAAATATGTTATCCAAAGATTGGGTATATGAAAACATATTTAAAATGTCTGACCAAGAATTCTCTAATCAAAAAGTAAAAATGATTAACGATTTAAAAGATAGATTTAGATTCAGGTCAATTGAAGATGAGGGTAATGACCCTGCACAAGAAGATGAAGCTGAAGATGTTGAAGAATCGTTACAAAATTTAAAAAATGAATTAAAAGATAAAGGTGGTAGACCGAGAGAAGGTGGAACATATAAAAAAGACAAACATCCTTATGGAAGAGACCCTCTAGGTGATGACGACCGTACTAAAGCAAATAAAAGAGATACGAGGGAAAATAAAAATACGATTTCAAAAACTAAGGCACAACAAATTGTGAATGGAGTATCATCAAAACGAAAGTTTTTACATGAAAATGATATGTTAGATGAAGAGAATCTCCTGTCTGATACAGAAATTTAAGTTTTAATTGATATTTTTATATTTATATAAGAGTTTTAGTATGTATATCAAATTGTAGGGTAAAAAATGAAAAAAATTAAACATAGTAAATTTAAAAATACTGGTATTCTATTTGAACTACTAGTTAGACAAATCACAGTTGAAATCCTAAATGGAGGCGAAGAAAAGGCTAAAAAGATAATTAAGGAATTCTTTAAGCAAGGAACTGAGATTTCAAAAGAAAAAAAATTATACGATTTACTACTAAAAGAAAAGTATAATTCAGAATCAAGAGCAGAAAAGTTCATTGATGTAGTACTAGAAGCACACTCAAAGATTAATCATAAAAAAATCTTAAAAGAAAAATACAATTTAATAAAAAGTATTCAAGAATCGTTCAACATAGATGAGTTTTTAAACTCACCCCTTACAAACTACAAAACACTCGCATCTATTTATAAGATATTGGAATCTAAAAATGTTGAGAACTACGATATAAAAGATAATCTAAATGCTAGATTTACACTAGTTGAACATATTATTAATGATTCAATCAAAAACAAGAATCAACTTGTTGAAGATAGAACAATAGAGGCATACAAGAAACAAGAAAAGGATATGAGATTATTATCTTACAGAATTCTTGTAGAATCCTTCAATAAAAAATATACAAAACTAGATTCTAACCAAAAATCATTGTTGAGAGAGTATATTAACAATATCAACAATACAACCAAGTTTAAAGACCACTTTAATTTAAAACTTAAAGACCTAATTTCTTCCCTACATGAAGAATATACTAAAACCTCAGATAAGGTAACTAAGATTAAATTAAAAGAAACAATAAGCTTGTTAAGAAAACAAAGAGTTAGAAAAAAAGTATCTGATTCTCAAGTATCAGCGGTTATGATAGGATATGAATTAGTTAAAGAAATGAAAAATGTTAGAAAATAAATTAAGAAAATATATTTCTGAACTAATAAAGGAAGTGGAAGAAGAGTTAGAAGAACAAACCACTACCGCTAATATCGATGGATATCAAACTCCATATGCTTTTTCTGGTAAAGGAAAAAAGGATAGGAGAAAAAAGATTGCTCAACAAATGGGATATAAACTTGTTGATGAGGCAAAAATAAAAAGACCAGTTAATAGATGGTTAGAACTGAAGAACGATGAAACTCGTTCACCTAATCAAAAACTAGCAGTTGGTCTAAAAGAGTTAAAATATCAATTAGCTGAAGTTGAAAAATTTTTCAATTGGTATAATAAAATAAAAACGATGAATGAGTTAGATAAAAATAATTATTGGAAGAGGACTCATCGTCATATTTATAATGTGAAGGAAAGATTAATTAACATAGCTAACAGTATAAAGGAGTTAGACCAATGAAAATAACAAAAAGTAGATTAAAAGAAATCATAGCTGATGTACTTAGAGAAGAATCAGAGTATCAAAAATTCTTCAAAAAGGCATTAGAAAAAAGTGGTAAATCTATCCCACAAATGTCTGATGATGAAAAGAAGGCATTCTTCAATAAGATTCAAACAGCATGGAAGGGTAGAGGAAAAAAGAATGAAGAATTAAATTCATCTGATATTGGTAAAGGCGATAACAAGCAACCATCTAAAGATGCATCTGATTCATCTAATATAAAGTAAAATACCATGAAAAAAAGTATTTTGCTAGAAATGATTAATGAGGAAATCGATAACGTTAAATACGGTATCGATAATTTTCTTATTAGCGAAGAAATTACCGATGCAGACGAAAGAAAGATTCGAGAATTGATTCGTACAGAAGTTTCAGCAATATTCTTTGATTTATTTAAAAAACGTAAAAGTTGGGGAGCATAATGGGACAATTATTAATAGAAACTAGATTATTTGAGGGCAAGGTTAACGAAGATGCCGATGGTAGAACTATCGTTAAAGGAGTTCTTCAACGTGCCGAAGCCCCTAACCAAAATGAGAGAGTATATCCTAAATCAATTTTAATGAGAGAGGCTAAAAAATATGAAACTCTTATTAAAGAAAGAAGAGCATTAGGTGAGTTAGACCATCCAGATTCTTCTGTAATCAATTTGAAAAACGTATCTCATAACGTAAGAGAAATACATTGGGAAGGAAATGATTTAGTAGGTACAGTAGAAATTTTACCTACTCCTTCTGGTAACATATTAAAAGAACTATTAAAAGCAAATATCCTTTTAGGAATATCTTCAAGAGGAATGGGTTCAGTAGAACCTATTGGTAAAGGAAGAGTTCAAGTGGGAGAAGATTTTGAGTTACTTGGATGGGATTTCGTATCAAATCCATCTACACATGGTGCATTTATGACACCTGTTAACGAATCTAAACAAGTTATTTCTGAGGTTTGTAATGAATATTGTAAAGCTCAAGATTTAATGAGAGAAATAATAACGGAGTTAAATTAAGATGATAAAATTAGGCGGAATTGTAGATTTAAAGGCATTAAAACCATTGAACGAAGGAACTCGTTCACAAATTGGTATAATTGATAGAAGTGGAAACATTGTTTCTACTTATGTACATTGGGATGGATATCCAGATGGAGTTGGTAAAACTGCAAAAAAATATTATGGTGGTGGTAAAGTAAAAAAATTACTTGCTATCGATAAAGGTATTGGTATTTCTTCATTATATCCTAAAATGGATGGTGGTAAAGACCACTCATTTGATTCTCCAGGTAAAAACCAAACTGTTTTCTATGGTAGAGATAGAGGTGAAAAGGGTGGAAAATTTATGAAAGGTAAATTGGATAAAGTTTCTTCTTATATTAAGAATGCTGGTAATCAAGCTAGTGCTGAATATGTTTACCTTTATAATGAAAAAGATAAAAAATGGTATTATGCAGATACTTACGAAGATAAAGAATTAAAATTACTGTAAGGAGAGATATGAAATTAGTAGATTTAGTACCATTAAAAGAAGAACCTGTAAACGAAGGGCCTTCTACTGAAGAAAAAAGAATTGCAATGTTGGCTGTTAGAAAACAAGCTAAATACAGAAATGTAGATTTAGCATCAGCAATACAAGACCAAATTAACGCTCTTATGGATTTACAAAGAGATATTAAGAGAGGTAAAAAGATTAAATAAGGAGAGAACAATGAAACTAACAGATATACTTAAAGAATCAGAAGATAGAGGATTATCTAATGAAGTAAAAAGACACTTCTTAGAAATCGTTTCTACATACAACAAATATCAAGAATCAATGGATAGAAAATCTGATATCATTGAAGTTGCTGAAACTTTAGGTGGTATCACAGAAGCTGCTAGAGAACTTGCTCTAAGAGAAGCTGATGATTGGTTTGATAAACATACAGTAAAAAGAAATATGAGTGAACTAACTAAGTTAGGTACTCAGTTCGATAAAGTTGCCAAAGAGGCAAGAAACTTAGACCAAAGAATGAATGGTTTATACGAAGATATGGGGAACATCCTTTCAAGATACTACAAAATCGGTGAGATTAGTGAAGATGAAATGAAATCAAGATTAGGTATCGCAGAATCTAAAGGAGATTGTGGATGTGGATGTGGCGGAACTACTCCAGGTGGATGTGGTGATTCAGTAAACGAAGAATCAGTAAAAGTTTCTAATAGAACTCCGGCTGGTAATATTGTTACTACAATCAAAGAAGTATCAGATTTAAATGAAGAAGAAACTAAATTATATGAATTTGGTTTAAAGGTTGAAAAAGCTTTAATGAACGAAAAGAATTGTCCAACTGACCCTGGTAAGTGGGCAGCATCAAAAGCTGCTGCTAAAAAGAAGTTTGATGTTTACCCTTCTGCATACGCTAATGGATGGGCAGCAAAAAACTATAAAGGAAAAGGTGGTGGTTGGAGAAAATGTAAAGGATAATCACCCATGCCAAAATACAACTACAAAAAAGACGCACTTACCGATTATTTCAAAGGTAAACTATCCGCAAAAGAATTAGACAAGATTGCCAGAGATGATTTTGGTAGTGGTATTGCAACTAAAAAAGAATTATCTAACTTTTTATCAAACAAGTTTACTCAAGATGTAATGAGTGATACCTATGGTATTCCTGCAGGTACGTTAGTAAAACGAGTAAGAGGGTTAATGAAATTTGCTGAAGGTGTAAATGAAATGGACCCACATTATCCAGTCGTATCAAAAGATGATGAAGAAGAAATAGATGAATCTAAATTCTCTAAGAAACCTGAAGTAACTCCAAAACAATTATTGAAAATACAAAATGATGTTCGAAAGGTTAACAGAAAGATAAAAGTTTATATCAGTAAACATCCTGTCACTAAAGGTAGATTAGAAATAGAATTAGGACATGGACATGATAATGATGCTGAAATAGATAAGATTTATGATATATTGAAAAAACATACTGGTAGTTGGAGAACTGGTACTATGTTTAACGAAGGACAAAAAAGATACAATCAAAAAGATGGTGTTGGTAAATCAAAATATGTAATCTCTTACCATG